TTCAAGTTATCATACAACATTTCAAAGTCATTATCTGTAGGCATTTCAAACATATATCTGACCATATTTTTGTATGGTATCTGATATAAATTTGACTTGTCTTCGTGATCACCTGGTAAGAAACCAATCTCTCTTGTAGGTACAAGAGAACGAACCATATAAACTTTTTCATATGGATTACCTTCATCAAGAACCTGTTGTAGTGCTAGGTACAAACTGATAAATGTTTTACCTGTACCCGCAGCACCGTGTAAAACCAAATGCTTTCCTTTAGCATATGATTTAAAAACTTTTTCTTGGTTGGTTGTTAAAGGTTCAATCGTTTTTAAATGATCGATACCAATAGGTTTCCTTCTCTTCATCTGCTTCGCACTCATCCCCGATGGAACTGGGGTCTTGCGTTTACGTTGTGGCATTATGTATAGTTAGAGAGGTTTGCTCTTGGATGATCTTGTTGGATTTTAGACATTACTTCTTTAAATCCATCTGATTGCTTTGGTTTACCATACATCGTAGCTGGTGCTTGATTACCAAAATACCTCTCCATATCAGGATTGTCTTCCTTATATTTATCTAGGTCGTTCATAGACATTCTAACTTCTATGATCTCTCCTGTTTTTTTGTTTTTAAAATCGTATGATGGCATTGGTTTTGTATAGTGGTGATAGTATAGCAGATGTTAATCGATTCGTAAACAGGGTTGAATGTCATTATAGTAATCGTCCTGACACTCATCACATCCTACCTCTGGACACCATCCTAATGCCTTAGAAGTTATAGGGAAATTGCATATGAAATGGTCACGACATAGACTTGCGATGTCCATATGCTCCTTCTGTGTACCATTTGCAGTACGTAAATTAATATAGTGTATCCAAGACCTGACACTACCTGTCATATAAAGTCTGGTTGGAGTTGCTAGAGGGAGTACAAATCTTGCACACTCTTTAGCAATACCTTCACGTAGTAGTTCATTATATAAGTCAACTCCTTCTGCAAAGTAGGCAGCGATTGCCTTGTGGAGTCTTCTTGTATCCTCCTCTGCAATATCATCAATACTGTTCTGTCTGTTCTTTGTATCTTGTCTTCTTAATTCTGGTAATGGAATGTTACCTAGCAAATTTGTGTCAGCATATCTCTGACTAAATTCTTGGAATGTAAATGATCTATGCCTTAGTATCTGTGCAGCAATTCCTCGTGAGGTTTCTATCTGCAAAGTCATTGTTGCTTGTTCAAAGATAGACCAGTGTTGGTGCTTGATACAATACTCTAATAACTTTTCTACCTTTGGATTGTCTTGATTGTTAGGGTTAGATACTCTAGCAATGTAACCAATAGTTTTCTCTGCATCAGGTGTCACAGAGACGAGACATACTTTCATTTAAGTGTAATAAATCTAGAAATAATAAGGAGTGCTGCTGCGTGTAGGTAATTGATTGCTTTCAATCCAAAGATGTAAGGCATAACAAAGTTCCAACATAACATAACAACTAAAGGACCCAAGAGATAGATCCCAATAAACTTACCTACTTGTTCTTCGGTAACTGTTTCTTTAGGTTTCTTATCCTTAAAATTATATATGGGGTTGTTCATAGTCAACCTTGTCGTCTTCTTCTCTTTCTGGGTTCTTCTTTCTTTTGATCTGCTGGATTGTTCCATAATTTTGGATTCGCCCTCCCTTCTGATTGAAATAGTCTTACAAAGTCTTTCTTAAACTTGTCGTAGTAGTGGTCAAATATCTCCACTGTGCTATCAGATATACTGATATCGTAATGCAACCCACCATCTTTATCCTTATACTCTATAACGTATGCAGTATAAGGCAAAGACCTATCATTACCTTCTTCTTTAGGGCAATCTTCTTTTAAAATTTGCATTGATTATGACCTCGAACCCCAGTTAATTTCTGGGAATGCTTCTTGTACTGTTGCTTTAGTGATACGATATTTTTTATTCAATGCTTTGTCTTTAACAGCACAAAGAACTTCTGCTTCGTCTTTGTGTAGACCCTCTATCATTTGAATAAACATATTCTCTCTTTGCATTCTGGAGAGATTATCTGCACCACCTTTTACAAAGTAATAAAGTTTACGTGCCTCTAGTTCTAAACGTGTATGTTCAGTACCAATAGGTGCTTCGTTAGGTGTATAAGGCACCTCACCCTCTGGAATAATAGAGATAACACTATCATCATAGTTCCAGATGAATAATGATCTTAATGCTTGACTATTATTCTCTTGTAGTATTTTAATCTTCTCTGCTTTCGTCTTAGCGTTGTGTGCTTTCTGAAGAACCTCAGAGATTAAAAGTTTCATTGCCATAATAATTAATGAAAATTAGTCTTCATCCTCATCTAGTGTAACATCAATGTTGTCAGTTCGCAAGTACAATAGTTCTGTTTCCAAATCTATTTTACCTTTGTCATCTAACATCTCAGGATGAACCATTTGTTTTGCGTATGCTGCGTTCTCAATGTACTCATCTAAGTATCCTTTGAATACAAAGGCAACAACACAACCTAGGAGGAATGCTCCGAATAGTGAGTAAGTGTACAAAATGTTTAGTATGTCCTGCATACTTTCTCTCCTATTTTAGTTACATTATATAGGTAGTTTATAAAAATTATAATATACCCCTTGTGCGGAATAAATTGATAGTTTCATTGCAACCTCCAGTTTTCTCTCCATCAACTACAAGTTGTGGAAACGTTGCTCTATTTCCAAACTCTCCCCAGAACTGGTCTCTTGTAAAGTTCTCATCAAGTTTGTACTCACTGTAGTTCCATCCTTTCTCATTCCAAACTGCTTTTATTTTGGTACAAAAAGGACAACCCTCTTTTGTGTAAATTGTTGTTGATTTAGGTGATGCCATAGGTATTAAACCAATAAAAAGGGTAGAGATTTTTTCTCTACCCAGATATTTAGATTGTTATAGTTTTCCTTTAGAAAACAAACTTAACTCCTGCTTTTGCAGACCAATCGATGTCATCTTCTGCTGTTACTCCAGAGATTTCTCCGTAGAACTTATCGTATGAACCACCAAGATATCCTATTAGTTCAACGTCACCGAAGTCATCAGTTGTTTCTGTGTGAGTCACTGTAGGACCACCAGATACATACCAACCAATACCACTTGGTGTTTCTCCTTCGTATCCAACTACTGCTTCAAGAGCACCAGATGTATATGCACCGTCAGGATATGAACCACTTGCTTCTAAATTAACATATGGACCTGCAAACGCAGCACCAGAGAATAGAAGAGGAGTTGCAGCTAGAGCTGCGAATGTTTTTTTGATCATTTTTGTTTTTAGTTTCTCGCAGAAAAAAATCCTGCGGATGGTACCACCCTCGACAAGGGTGATGTTTATCTACGCAGGGTTACGATCTTTCGAGTCCTTTGTAATGGTATTTAGTATACATCTATACTGTAAGGTTGTCAAGTTCATCAATTCTATAGTGTCTTGTGAGTGTTTTATCTAATCCCATAATCTCTACGTCAGCATCTTTTGGTGCATCAAATATGTAATTTTCAAAAGGCATTACAACTTTTTCTAACCAAAAATCCTTTGCCATACATCTAAATATGACCATTTTATCTGTATTATTTTGGTAATTATAACTACTCACTTCCCAGTTCCTTCAAGAGTTTATGAGCATAGGTAATCATCTCATCTCTATAGAACATTAGTTCATTAAAACAATCTTGATTGTACGCACAAGATCTTAACTTAGGATCAGGTTTATGTAGACTCTCTATCAGTAGAGTCAGACCCCTGTGTTTCTTCTCCTGTTCTGGTGACATCGGATTCTTGTGGCGATTTCTTAACATTATATATTGAATCGTCCAATCTTGCAACCTCTGCTATGGCAGATCTGAAATACCTCTTTGTTTTCTTTAATTGTCTCGCCATTTCTTTGCGATCACCCTTTGCTCTCTTCAAACCAGATTGAATTGCTTTTAATTCTTGCTGTGTCTTTAGGAGTTTACGATCCCAAAAGTCTGTCATTAATCTGTCTCCGTAATAATGATGTCAAACCACCTCATTTGATGAGGTGCGAAGCTATTTTGATTACTATACCACAACTGACTAGATTTGTCGTGCATCTCTTGATAGATGGCATAGCGTGCGTTCCTTTTAAATCTACCACTGGTAGCATCACGAACTAAAACCTTTCTAGGTAAGTTAACTTGTGATGGGAAGTATGGTGAGGTTGCTTCATTACCATTTGTATATTGTAGTTGTCTTGGTGGCCATTGTATTTGTATTTGTTGTGATGCTTCATATCCTTTTCCATATGAGAACACCTGAGAGATACTTACATTACCAAACCAACCATAATTGTCAAACTTATATTGATCTGTATTAACATAATAGTCTTGTCTGGATACTCTTATCTTCAATCTAAACCCAAGTCCTCTACCAATATCTGATACTGGATAGTAATCTGTATAGAATACTACATCATTTCCTGCTACAGATTGTTGTAGATAATATTCGTGGAAGGATTGTGCTACTCCTGAGTCGTATCTAAAGAATGATGTGAAGATGTCACTCATATTAACTATGAACTCATTGCTTTGAAGAACTCTGTTGTTCACCATCACAATATTTAATTGTCTTGGACTTGATTCTGCTCTTGAGTATGTTGCTTCCAGAGAAATGTCTTGGATGACACCCTGTGTACTGTTAGATGCAGGGCATTCTATATCATTGATGCCAGTTATCTTTACACCAAGAACTACAGGAGGATAATATAATTTTTTAGTTGTCTCTTGTTGTCCTATGAATATGTTGAACTCATCGTTGACAAAGAAACCACCTTTACCATAGTCCATCACCTGTTCTAATTCCCAATCAGTCTCACCAAGTTGAGCATCGTGTACTGTCCATTTTAATTTTAAAGTTAAACCATTATCACCTGTAACTATATGATATCCTGAGTCACCATTTTGTCTTCTTGAAATTAGATCACCATTCTTACCAATAACATTCAGCATTGCCACATCGTCACCACGTATTTGTAGTACGTTAGATTGTACAACTTTATTGGAGAGAACTTGAGTGTAGTTTGCTTTAGCGTTTGCTGTTGTGTAGTTGAATAGTTGAAAACTGTAAGGTAAACCACAGAACTCTGTTGGTTCTTGTGACCCTAAGTTACCAGTGTTTTGTGAAGGATGTTGGTTTCTATAAGTACCAGACTGTGTACTCAATGCGATCTCCCAGATACCTTGGTATTCTTTATTACCTTCATCTCTGATTGCCATATTAGGTGTTACCCTACCATTAAAATGTCCTGCATTGATAGTCTCTAAGTTAAATGTTATTGTGTCTCCTCTTACCACATCAAATGAATAGATTACCTCACCAATTCTTCCCCAAGATTGTATGGGTGTACGTTTCTGTACCAACTGGTTTCCATTCTTATGAAGTGACCAAGTAAATTCTGTACAGTCACCCCATCCACCTGTCATACCACCGTGTGATCTAAGTGTTAAAGTTGCTGACTTCAATGCAACCAGTGTCTGTACGTTATTTGATTTCGATGAGATAGTACCAAGACATTCTGCACAACCAAAGTCTTCATCAATCCTACCGCACTCGGTACGAGTCATAGACATATTTTTTATCATCGTATCAAAGACTTGGTTCTCACAATCTTTTACTGTAGTAATAGTTTCATACTCTGGTGTTGCATTTTGTTTGTAAACAAAACACTGAATACCCTCATACAAATACTCTGATTCACCATACTGTAACTTGTATGACATTTTCATATCATCATAATCATTATCACCATTCAATAAGTCCTCCCAATATTGCCAAGCTCTGTCTGGCCATCTAGTCATTGCTTTGTCACCAGGATTTAATCTTCTCTCTGAAAAGAAAGTGTAATTAGATTGTGCTGACGTACTCTGATCTATTCTCCATCCATCATTAAGGGTACTAAAAGTAACTGCATCGCCCTTGGAAGTTCCTCTATTATCTCCGTCAGGTATCAGAAAAAATCCTAACCTACAAGGAATGTATTGATTTAATTCATCAGCAGGAATTTTATATGTAAGTTTACCACTAGCATCAGTTGCGTTCTCAACTATAACTCTACCGTGTATTGGATTATCATTTGCATCAGTTACATACCAACCAAGAGTGTTATCATATCCTGCTCCCCCTCTTCTAAAATCAAAGTCGATGTTTAAATATGTCTCTGCTGTATCAAGTAAATCATAATAACCTAAGTCTAGGTTAGCAAGTATGGGTGTACCACCTATAGGAGTCAATGTATACATATGATCTTGAGAAGATTGACTGTAGTATCTGTATAGAGGAGCAGCCTGTTCACCTTCAGCTAATGTAGATATCATATCTGACGCATCAAGAAACCCATAGAATAATATATCTGCCTGTCCAAAACCCATCGCACCCATAGTTCCTGCTTCACCAGCTGGATCAGTTGTCAACATCGTGTCAGTGTTAACAGAAGAATATGCTCTATAAACAGGAACAGCACCACGTGCTTCACCGTTAGGTAAACCATAGAAGTGCACACCACCAGTTGTATATCCTGCTGGTGTTGATTCCTCAACTTGATAGGTGTGGTTAGTTGGTGTACCGCTAGATAATATTGAAAATCTTGCATTAACATCTGTATCGTGACCATCTCTGAATACGATAGTCTTATTGCTACCGTACTGATCATTCACCTCAATGTTATATCCTCCTGTGGGATGTAGACCTGTGTAGGATATGTTGTGAGTTCCAACTCCAAGTTCTATTGTCTGTGTATTTCTACCTCTTGTACCAGATTTTGTAGAACTAAAACTACCTACAGAAATTGTATCTACAGCAGTACCAGCAACGTATTGTTGATCCTTCCAATAATGTTCTAGTGTTACCAGACACGTACCAGTTCCAGTTACTGTAATTGTATTCTTATCACTAAATGTAGCAGTAGCTGTTACTGTACCTACAGAGTGTTGATATATTGCCATCCTTTCTGGTACACAATTCCTTACACATATCTTGTTTGACATACCAAACATACCAGTGGCATAGAAGTTATCACAATCTGCCTGTGGAGGTTTCCAAGCACCTCCTGCGAATGGTTTTAACTGACAATCTAAAAAGTTTTTAACACAGTTTTCTATATCTACATCCCTCTGGTCAACACATTCTATCTCTTCTCCATACTTATTAAAGCAAACTCTCATTCCATTAGGATCTTCCTCATCATCAAAGACAACTTTGAGTTTACCTATTGATGGTATGTCTGCACCATACCCATCTAATACATCTAATATACCTTCCCAGTTTAAATCAAATTCATTAAGAGCATCTTCACCATCTTCCGCACCAAAATTAGGTGTTGCTATTGATTGCTCACCGTAACACTGACCGATTAAATTTTCTAGAACAGTATTAATTGTGTTGGGTGATGGGTTTCCTGCGGGGTCTCTGTTAACACCACCACCCCCAGATGCTACCTCTTCTTGTTGTTCATTAGGGTTATCATCTGGATCACAATTCTGTTCAAACCAAGCATTATTGCCCATTTAAACACAGGTCTCCTGCTTTATTTAGATGCCATTAAAATATATACTATCTGTTGTTGCTGCGTTTCTTGTTGCAAGATATAATCCTATGTTACATAAGAACCAAGCAAGGTTTGCTACCCACGCTTGTTTCCAACAGTATCTTCTATTGCTTTGTACGATGTACATATTTCTCTCATTCATTGTATCATCAACAGATAGAGGTCTAAACTTCAACCAATTTTCTAGTATGATTGCAACTAAAAAACCTATTGCAAAGATAAAGAATGTGAAATTAAAGAAACTTGATGTGTAGAATAAAAATGAAATCATCTTAATTTGAATGTGAAAATGTGTTTACCAGGTGTTGTTATATATTTTGCTTCTCCTGTTTCGAGAGCATCTTTAACTCTCTGTGCAAATGGTTTTAGTTTACCTTTGTATTTTGTACGAATACATTTGTCGTGATACATTCTACCGTTGTAATCTATCACTCTACCCTTTGCAGTTAGACCCTCATACTTAAAGTTTGTTGCACGATAGATGGTTCCTGTGTGGTTGTAATGAGCATCAGCATAAGAAACTATTATCTTATGTTCTGTGTTCTTCTTCAACCACCTTAGTGTCTTACCGATGAAGTAACTTTCGGTACACTTAGGTGTATCATCTATACAACAGAGTCTTCGCAATTCTATCACATCAGATTCACTTTGACCATACCTCTTCCAAGTGTTTGCCATACCTAGAGAACCGTACAACATAGCACCTATCAATTCGTGCTT